GCTCTATCTTTATAATCACTTCTTGCAGTGACTAATTTTACAAAATCTGCCTGATTGCTTGGGATTGGGTCAGTAAAACTACTGTCGTTCATCAGCTTTGTTGTCCACTCAGACTGCATCCTTTTCCATGCGTTATTAACCTTACCTGTCATAGCGGCTTGTAACCATGCGTCTAGGTCTAGTAAATCGTTTTTCAGTATAGTTTGTTCTGTGTCTGAAAGTTCCACAGTTAATGTTAGTTTTGCCATTTGTTTCTCCTTAACATACTAAGTGACCCCAAAAACTTGATTCACCAGAATCATCTATATCTGTTTGTGCCGTACCACCTACTTGTACAAAAACAACATAAGCAGTGTCACCTGCATCCATTTCTGCTAGTTCACTTATTTGCATATGCCAATAGGTTGGGTCTCCACTAAAACGGTCAGGCGACATAATATTGTAATAGTTTCTATTGCTAGTAGTAATCATAACATAATAATATGTAGCACCACTATCTATAGTACCTGTTTTAAGTCTAGTGCCTAAAAGGTATTTTCCTGTCACTGGAGCAGTAAAAGTGTTTGACGAAAAATCTCCATTGTTGTCAAAGTACTCAGACTGCCAAGTAATAGTATTAGAAGTACCTGTTGCAAGATTGTCTTGACTAGAGCTTTTATATACATCAAAAGCAGGTTGTAGTGGCTTGGTCATAATACCATCAGTATCTAATACTAGAGTATTACTACCTGCTAAAGTTGTCTGAGTACCTAGTCCTCGTCCTATAACCTGTGTTAATGCCATTCAGTTATCCTTATGCGTAAGGGCTAGTACCCAATGTGCTTGCATCCCAAGCGGCTTTTAGCTTGGTGATATTATCTGCCGCATCAATAGCAGAAGTAGATGTTGCATCTCTTAATGCTTTCTTCTTAGTTACACACGCTGATTGTGCAGAGCTATCTCCAGCTTCTAATGCTTTCATATAAACAACATCTTCAGCGTCTAATAAAGGAGCACGAACTTCTCGGATTTTATCCTTAAATATCGCTTTTGCCTTTGTCATGTCTTCTGTAATAACATCACCGTGCAGGACCCACGCATTTCTAAAATGTCGGTCAGAAGGTTTCGTTACACTTGAGGCATCTGCCGTATTGCCATTCATGTCTGTGATATAAGATTTCGTCATAGTTTTACTCCTTTATGCCGCTACTTCGTTGTTTATAACAAGATCCTCGCTAATTTGCCAAGCATTTCGCCATTCACGAGTTCCAGGTAATTGATCTTTCTTACAAATCACCATCTTGGGTTTATTGGACTTATCCCAATCTCTCCACACCGTTTCTGGTATGTCCTTCATTATAAGATACTCTATTGCTTCTTCTTCAGTCATAGGACCAATGGGAGGCATATTGTGTAGAAGCTCTGGACCTCTGGTATGTTTCACAAAGTCAGGCTTGTTCTCATCCTTCTTCAGTTCCCAATAGGATTGCACTGGTGGTAGTATCCCACCTTGCAAAGCACAAGCCATCCAGTTAGGGTCTGGGTGTGTAACTTTAGCAGGGTTTTCCATATCGTTAGGGTCTTCCCATACTATGCAGTACTCGCTCCTGTAAGGCTCTAGCTTTTCCTTTGCCCAACATAGACGCTCCCATAAGTGTGTGCCTTGAAACTCTGGTGTTTCTATCATGCTAAATCTCCGTGTGTTGTCATTGTAGATTCTCCTGAGTCAGCCGCAGAATTACTACCATCATATGAAATACACCATGTATATGTTGTTTCTTGAGCATTTAAACCTAATTGACCATATCCCACTGATTGTAACCCTGTAGTTGAATAATCATCATCATTAAAAACATTAGTAAAATTCATTTTACAACTTCCTGCACCTGAATCAGTTAAACTACCTACATTAAAACTACCATTATTTACAAAAGTAGCGGCTGTCGTATAGTTACACCATGATTTAGCAGAACCATTAAAAAGATAACTCGTATCTAGTGACTTCTCAGTGCCAGACTTTACTTGGTCAGACGTTGTGAGCGTGTCAAATGCTATTGTTCCATGTGCTACCATTATGCTAAGTCTCCGTGTGCTGTAATATATACTGGTTTATCAGCATCTGAGCCACTATCTCCTACCCTAACACGAACTGTTATAGCACTTGCTGTTTGTCCATGTACATAACAGTCTGTGTTTTGGTCGGTTGTATTTAAACAATTAGCAGCCACTGAAAAATTTGTGCTACTCATGTCATTACCTATACCTATTGCATAATCTCCTGTGCCATTGTCTGTTGCTGAACTTGTGTTAAAGCTGTCATTATATGTTGTACCTGCTCCACTATAGTCAGCCCAACACTTAGCTACACCCTGTTGTAAATTCGTAGTTGTAGAACCGCCTTCGCCTGTCACCACAATAGACCCTGCGGAGGTTTTGCCTGTTAGTGTGTTTAGTAAAAGTGTACTCATGTTTATCCTATTAAATATCCTTCAAAACAAGGGTCGTATTGGGGATTTGTATCAGAGTATGCAAATTCACCACCTATACTTACTTTAACTTCGTCACCTGAACTAAATAGTGAAGTGGAGTTTCCAACAAGAGTAGCATGAAATGCAGCACCTGAAACATAATGATAAAATCTACCTCCTGATAAACCAGTACCATTTAAAAGAAAATCACCATACGGATACTCACCAGAGGTATTTTCAGCACCACTGGCATTAGTAGAAGTCAAACACCTAAACATAATATGATAAAGACCAGTAGTAGGGACAGTAAATATCCCAGTTGATGTATTGTAATTTCCACCAATATCAAAGTCTTCTGTTTCAAACACTAAAACTCCAGTGTCACCATGAGAACCAGTTGACCCTGCAATTCTAGCTCTAAAAGCAGGTCTAGCAGGAGTTAGTATACGTCCTGATGAATCTATCGTTTGAGCAGTCGTACCACCAGTATGTTGTATCTCTTGAACTTTTAACGTACTCATAGTACTACTAGCCTCCCACCTGATTCAATCGTTAGTGTTACTCCAGAAGTAATAGACAAAGCTCCTGTAGCGGTAGCGTTTTCAGATGCAGCTATGGTCAAGTCAGCTTCTAAGCTCTGTGCATTAGTTCTGAACAAACCACCTGCCTTGAAGTTGCCTCTGTTCTCAGCAGCAGGAGCTACACTTGCCTCCACTAAGCCTAAGTAATTCACAAAGATGTTATTACCTGAGTTGCTAGATGGAGCAGCAGAGAATACTAACCCTGTGCCACCACTAATTGAGTAAGCTGTAGTGTCCTGAACAACACCGTCTACAGATACGAGTATCTCACTTGTACTGCCGACACTGCGTCCTAAAGTAAATCCAGTTGTGCTACCATCTCCGCTAAATCTATCTACTGAAGGTACAGAAGCAAATCGTTCTGAAACTGGTTCTCCAATGTAAGGCATATTACGTTATCTCCATAATTGACATTGCCGTATCTAATGAATCAGCCGTATTAGATGCAACTTTTAGCGTATGTCCTGCCTCCATAATAATCTTATTTCCAGCCATATATTCAAAACTAGCTCCAGCAGGGATCGGTATATCCTTCGCCAAAAATATTGTAGATCCAGCACTTAACTTTATATCGGCTGTAATTTGGCTTGAAGCAGTGTTGGCTAAAGTTAATCCTATAACAACTGTAGTAGTACTACTTGGAACAGTATAGACGCTCATAATAGCGTTTGCCGAAGTATTGGCTCCGTCATACACTTTGTTTTTAAAGGTATTAGCCATTATCTACTCCTATGCTACATCATCTATGAGAGCCGCTACTATAACTTCTGCTGTTGAAGCCGAAGATATCCCATGTAAATTTGCTACCGTAGTATTAGGTATTCTAGCCGCAAAAGCCTCATTAGGTCCTATTGTTACACCATCAGCAAGAGAAGAACTTGCTGTTCCACCATCAAAACAAATATAAATACTTCTACTATTAGTATCCACATTTTTTATAAACAAAAATTTAATTTTATCGTTATCGTGTACTGCTGTTGGAGCAGTGTCGTTATCTACAGAAGTGTAATCAAGAAAATAACCTTCAATTAAATCTTCACTTCCTGTATTAGACACACTTGTCTTTTTGTAATACCATTTGTCATTAGCATCAGCAGGTGTAACCGTCATAGTTGCTGATATTGTTTTTGCAATCTCATCTGGTAGTACGGTTGCCTGTATTGTTGTAGTTGCATCATCTGCCATTTTTACCTCCTATATCAGCCCAAAGCGATGGCAAGTGCTGTGGGATCGTCCGTAACGTATCCAGCACTCGTTAAATACGTTTTTATATCAGAAACAGGTATCTGCTTTGTTGTCGTTCCGTCTATTACTATAAGAGCATCTGCATTGTCTAAAGTAATAGATGCGGTAGATTTAGCCGAACCATCCAATAAATTTAATTCGGTTGTTGTAACATTTGCTCCATCCAATATCTCTAACTCAGCCTCAGTAATAGCCGCACTACCGATTGTTAGTCCTGTAGAAGTCAGAACACCCCCAATAGATACGTTGTTACTTGCATCTTCAATAACAGACTTCTCAGCAGGTAACGTACAGAATATCTGCCGTGTTCCAGCACTCCAGTTTACGGCACTATCACTATTGCTAGATTGTAAAATAGTTGTTCTAGCTAAAGTTGTGCCACTAGAAGTGTATTCGCCTACTCCAACCTCAAAATTAGTTCCGTCAGTACAACAATAATATGTCGTGTTGGTGTTGCCAATAGAGCCAAAAGTCTCAAAACCAGTTACGGCTCCAGCAAGGGTATACGTTCCTGTGCCTGTAGTAGTAGTGGTTTCTCTTACACGATCAGCAACGACATGAGCCATTATGCAATCCTTATTATAGCGTTAGAAGCATCTGCTGTTGGAAATGTTACAGTAAATGTACCAGAAGTAGAAGTTTTGTTACTTGTAAAATCTAACACTGCTACTGACTTATCACTGTTAGTATCGTTATAAATTAACGCACCCATTGCAGTAATAGTAGCTGTTGTAAAACTTATATCTGCAAAATCCGCAAAAGCTGTTGCAGAAGAAGTAGAACTAGCAACAGAAGGAGCAACATTTGTTAAAGCTCCTCCTCCAGCAGTATAAGACCCACTATTAGCCACTTCGCCAGTAGTAGTATATGCCGTTGTTCCATGACCTAAAGTAGCCGTAGTAGAAGATTTTCCTCCACCACCTTCTGCGTACAAGGCAAGTTTAAAAGAATTGCCGTTAGTTGCAAAATTATGTGTGCCTAACATCACTTCTTTTTTGAAAGAGTTGCACATTGCTTGAGTAATTGCCATTATAGCCTCCTTATGATATTTGCTAATTCTTTGTTACCAGTTTGTTCAATTACTTGAATAATTGTAGCACGTTCTTCTTTCTTTGCCAAATCAACATATCCTCTAAGTAGATTTCTTACACGATCAGCAAACAAACGAGCTTGTTCTTGTATAGCAGGAGGAGCATTATCTGCTACATATACTATTTTATCCGTAGCCATATCAGCAATCTGGTCGCTTGAAAAACCACCATTTTGAGAAGTATTTACTTTTACGTTACCTATCTCTGCTGCATTAATTTGAAACATGATTATCAACTCCGTTTAGTTTTTGTATATCATGTCTTCCAAAAAGTATAGGCTTATTGTCTATAGGCTCTGGTGGAGCAATTTCAGACTGTTTTGTAATTAAAAGCCCTTGCTCGTTAAATTGTTGAACCAAAGGATCGTCTAATCTGTGATATCCATACAATTTTTCACTATCAGGTACATTTGTGTCTAACAACCCGGATCTGTTAGCAACTTCTACTTTTATACCTTTTGACACAGCCGTAGCACACCAGAACTCTGTGCAAGCTCTGCCAGATTCTGCCATATAGATATTGTCCTTATATGTATAATCTATCCCATAAAGGCAAATGGAAGAGACATTACGATATATAGCATAACCAATAGCGTAAGGTACAGTGTTGTTAAAATAACAAAGATTGGTAGATTTAATGACCTCTTCGAGTGGATATAGTTTAAGATTTTTGACTCTTTTATCCAGTTGGCAAGTGTAGATAGGATTTTTGTTCTTTTTAAGAAATTCATTGGCTATGCCTGTTTGCAGTCCTGCGTTATCCGTATCTAGAAAACGGGATACAGGATCCATCATAAAGGTCTTGTCCACATGAATTATTGCACCAATACAATTAATCCCCCAAACTTCATCAAATTTTTCTGATCTTATTCGAGCCGCTATGTAATCTGCATAACTTCCTCCAAGCCCAATTATCGCTACTCTCATGTTCTTGGTCTCTCTGGCAGTCCTCTCCTGTACGAATCTGCATTTTCTCGTGCTTCAGCAAACTCTTTTAGTCTTAATAAAGATTCTGAATATCGATCGCTGTACATTTTCAATACATCGGCTTCACCCTTCATAAACACATAAGCCTCCATTAGGCTTCCATATAAAAGAGCATTAGGAGCGTTTGTACTTAGCCAGGTTGTACCACTATCACTTCCAGCAGTTAAACTAGTAGGTCTATAATAATAATGAACCTCAGTAACATACGCAGCATCTGGAGTTGGAGCTATAATAAAATTAGAAGAATCGAATAAAGCATAATACTTTGGGGCACCTGTAGTGGATGAGTTAGGATTATACTCTTGAATATAGTTAACATCCTTCTGTAACAAAAACTCTTTAGAACTAGAATTTGTTATAGAAACACTAAAAGCTGATAGAAAGTCAGAAGGCACAGCAAGATATTGATTACTTATAGTCATCGATGCTGTAGCGTTTTTCCTAAAGTACTCCAAATCTACTGATTTAAGAATCCGTTCTTCTGCCGTTTTTATAAATGTATCAAGGGTTGCAACAAAAGTAGTTTCTGCGTTATCCGTGTAACTTTGGATCGCTGTTTTTAATCCTGAATATGTAAAACTCATGATGTAGTCACCGTAACTGTTCCAACTGAAGCCGTAACCTCAAAAGATTCCAATAATTTACCAATTATACCATCTCCACTATTCGTATAAACCACAAAACCAGTAGTTTCTGTAGCAGTATCTGGTCGAGCGTTTCTAATAGTCTGAGCGTCTGCTCTGACCCTTTTAGGCTCTAGTTGCGGGTGTTTAGGCTCATACTCATCTTTTCCAACAAGAGAACCATTCCACTCAAATCTCATATCCCTTAATCTGTACCTAAATCCAGATCTATCCGATATTCCATAAGCATGCTTTCCTTGTGCAAACCCTGCCATTATACCCTCATATAGTCCATTCCAGGCTGAAGCTTCAAGGAAACTCTATCTTCATCCTCATCTGCGGCTCGTTGAAATTCTTCTTCGTAAATAGACTTTAACATCTGAACTCTCTCAGGGGCTTTCTTTATCGCTATATAATAAGCTAGTCCAGCAACCATACAAGGTAAAAACCTAAACGGAGCATCCGTAGTATTTTGCAACGCATCAACGTCCTGAATCCTATTTACATAATAATAAACTAGAGTGTCTGTAGAGTCATTCGGAGTTGGCCATAGCGTTATTGATGGTGTCACTTGTCTATTGTAAAAGTACTGTGTTGGTCTGCCTGTATTCGTCTTATTCGGTATAGCTAGATACTCACTCCTAGACATCTTACTAAGAGAAGTATCAACACTACTACTATTTCTTACAACCACCTCTAACAAATCGGTGTAGTTTGATGCCAAAGAATATGCAGCAGTACCAGAAACAAGAGACAAAGTAGCTTGTGTAACCGTCCATAAATTTAATCCCCTGTTTGCCCAATCAGCAAACATAAGGTTCATAGATCTTCTTGCAGTACGAGCGTCATAGCCAGTTCTTACTTCTAAACCGCAACGCTCATACGCTTCTTCAATTATCTCAGCGACATCAAGGTCAAAATCTCTAGAACTGGACGTTGTCATTTCTTCTTTGCCCTCTTCTTATATGGCCCTCTTTTCTTACCTTTTGCCTTCGGCTTTTCTTCCCAAGCCTCATTTTCTGGGGTGCTAGGATCGTCAGCTATAAAATGCCCTTGCTCATTCCTTGCACGAATTTTAGCCCTAATTCCAAATATATCAGGCATCTTGGGAGTTCTTAACCTATAGGTAAGAACCTTGTACCAGGCCATAAGTAAACTACGCATAGAATATTGTCAGCATATCAGTTACATCAAGCGTATACTGAACCGACATACCACTATCAAATAAAACCCCATTCTCAGGAATAGTTCTATCTACAGTTTGATTAGCCGTACCCACGGTTCGTGCTGTAAACAACGCTGTCCCATCCTCTGGTGCACCGTTATAAAAAGTAACTGTACCGGCTGTTCCTCCAGAAACAATAGACATACCTTTAAGCCTTAGTCTATTACTTCCTTCAACTGCTTGAGCACAAAGAGAACCTGAACCTACCGTTATATTAGCTGCATACTGAGCTGAACAAGCAACTGCGGACACTGTTAAAAAATACTTAGTACCAGCAACCGTCTCGGCAGAACTTGTTGATGTTATAACTTCCGTCATCGCATCGCCAAAGACATCGGTACCTGTAATAGTACAAGTTTTAGCATTATCGCCTGTACCCGATGTAGTTACTGTGACATTTCTAGCTGTTCCATTCGCATGAGTAGTTGCTGCCATAGTCGCATCGGTGTTAGGTCTAGCTGCAGTAACTAATCTATCGGCATCTGCTGCATTCGTATCAGATACTGTTAGTACCTTTACGTCTGAAATACCCATCTATATCTCCTTTTTAAAAAGGGGGATTTCTCCCCCCTACGATTAATAAACTGAATATTCTATTTCAAGAGTGCCTCTAAAAGCTGTTAAAGCAGTATCACAAGCAGCACCTGCACCCATATACAGATATTTACTAGCTATAGCTGCACTTACATTAGGTTCAAACACATGAAAAGTACCAGCAGTAGCATCAAGATCAATATCAATTTCTGTCACAGAAAGAGCGGCTGAAAGTGTTGGTGAGAAAGCTGCAACGCCAGCTCCTACAATTTCTGTACCTGAAGATATAGCAGCGTTAGTAGCTGTACCTGAAGTCGCACTAAGTTGTAAGTTAGCTAAAGATTGAGCATCACTAGTAGCAGCAGTTGTAACGCCAAGTACTACTTTGTGAATAAAGAATTTACTTGCTGTCACCAAAGCATCTGGATGATCTGTGTTTAATTCACCTAGTTCCACAAGAACATCATCATCTGCATAAGTAGTGTCGGCTGCGTCTGTATCAGCCAAACTTATAGCAAATGTTTGGATTTTTCTTGTTCCAAGTGAAATTAATTGTCCAGTTGAATTTACTGAAAAGCCAGTTTGTGTAATAGCACCTGTTGTGCTATTTTCATTAATTACCTTAAAACCACCTTCGGAACGAACTGTTCCTTTAAATGTTGTATTAGCCATATGTAATCTCCTTGTCTTGGCTATTGTCAGTTACCCAATGTAACTGTCAAGAATAAATCATTATAACAAGTAATTTAAAAAAATAAAGGGCGACTTTAGCCGCCCTTCATAAACATAGATAAAACCAAGCTTACGCTCCGGGCGAACCGTATACGCAACGTGGGTCAGAATAACCAAAAGAATAACGCTCACGAGCCTTATATCTCATGTTACCTGTGTCAAAGTCTGCTTCCATATTAGTTGAAAGAGGTGTTCTTTCAAAATGTAGGAAACCCCTTGGAGCATCAGTCATAACGAAGAATGCATCGGTATCAGTTAAAAAGTCATTAACTGAGTATCCTTCAGGCAACATTCCCATGTTGCTCATAGCATTTACGTCATTATCCGCTGTTCCGGG